GTAAGGTTATGGCCTATTCTGTGGCCTTGCCTCCTAACCTCATATAACCTACCTTAACGAGTCTAATACTCTGCTATGTAAGTAGTAGTGTATTTTCCGGTTTAGATACAAATTACGTAGTTTTCTTATATTTTCTAAATTGAAATGATGGATTCCGCGTAAATGTGAAGATAGTAAATGTCTCTGTCAAATTGGGTACGGACGGTCTTATCATGCTCTGCGCATGAGTAAGGTGTCTACGATTGTCTGTGAGTCATTCCAGACGCAGCTCAAGTGTCGGGAAACGTCTCTTGCTTCCCGAGAAGACAGCGAGAGCACGTCATTTCGTGTCAACTGAGCTGGATCTTTGCGCGTCCAGAGAATTATCCGATCGACATATTCATACGTCAATTTGAGTTGAAGGCGGATCCATTCAGAATTCGAGTTCAAGTAGTCGCTGTAGAGGGATTTCCGAACATCAGACAGATGGGCCAAGGATGCTTCTTTAATTTCATAGCCAGACGGCCGTATGAAGTCATTGACACGCTCTGTTGTGTACTTCAGAGACCGGTCAATTTTTGGTCGGAATTTCGCTACGGTATCCAGTGAAATTTCGTTCGAGTTTCCCACCCAGTCGTATCCAGGACTCTCGTAGACAAAAATCCAGGATTGCTTCTTTGAGCTTCGGACAGTCGAACTATTTGTGACTCTGAGGGGGTTACAAGCCGATATGATCCACTTTGCTTTGTCTTCGCAACAGATAACTCTAAAGAATACCAGTGTGCCGTGAGGGATGGAGTATAACAGTGGAAGTTGGTCGTCAAGTTCAATCTCTACATCGAGAATGATTATGTCCGGGCGAGATTCACATACCAGATTCGGGTATGCCGTGATGTCGCCACCAAACTCAAAAACGTAGTCGGACCAACTGAATTGCGACTGCATACCACATTGCATTATCTCAGGCGGGACGTAAGTACCTTCTCGTTGTGTTATCATGGGAAATGAGGTCCTCAGGTCTATACCCTCAACATGCAGTGCACCTGATCGCAATGCGACGGATGACGTGGCCCCGTGTCCTACCCCTATAGTCATCACTTTGCGCCCGGCAATTCGTTTGGAGTATCGTCTCAAAACTGTAGTCCATAGTGACATTGCACTAGCGTATCGTCCGAATGGTCTCATTATACCGGAGCAGAACAGATCGAGGACTCGGTCGTCTGTTGTTGTCATGTCACAGGTATGACTCGGGAAAAGAGATCCGAATAATGACTGCTTTGACCATGCTACGCGACCATCTAGCGGACTGACTCTTGCTGGTGGATACCCGGTGTCTGCATCCGTTCTTAATCGTACGTCGATGGCACGATTACGAAAATCACGAATTGCCTCTTTACTTGTCGTATTGCAATAGTATGTCAACGACCGGGTTGACCAAAGAATCTTCTCACCATTCTTCTTTCCCTTCAACAGATCTTGAAGTGCATGATTGAGAAGAGTCAGCCCTAGCATGTTGGGGTGTAGAGATTCGGCTCTCGTATAAGCGCTGTCGAGGATCATCTTGTCGTACGGCTTGATTAGCATCTTCTTCGAATCGTAAGATGTCATTCCGATGAGTGCCATGCATACAATAAGCAACATGGAATTGAACCTCCTGCTACTATCCTGAAACAGCACAAATTGGAAGTCTCTTGCATCCAATAACTCTCCCGACTGGATGACAGCAGAAGCTCGCTGAATTAAGTCTCCGGATAAACTGCTGGCTGCGTTTTGTGCGCCAAGCAGCCCTGGCATCAGTCGAATGTTTGATGCTGCATTCGTTCGGCTGTTAGCATTCAGCTTATGAACACACTGCCTTGCAAGCATTGATGAAATGCGATATGAGTTGGATCGAATTGCATCGCCGAGAAACAAATGTGAGTCCTTAGCTCCAGCACGCGCGCAGTCGTAAATAGACATGACTGCAATATACCATGCTGTTCCGGCTATGATATCTTTGTAAGGACAATGGTTAAACTCTTTCAGATCCAGTAGTTCTGTTGGCAAGACAATAGACGACGGTTTCATGAGACGAAGATTACGCAAGTCTGATCTACTGAGCCAACAGTTGAAAATGAGTGATCTGTTTGAAATGTCGCTCAGAGAAATATGATGAGCAACTGTAGGAGAAGGAACAGCAGGAATTTCTCGAAATTGAATGACATCCGTGTAGCAGAGCTTGTTTCCAGTGTATCGAGGCCACATTACGTTCGACGGAGGGGCTTGCACGCGATCATCAGGAAGAGGGATGAGCGGTGACGGAATATGAATTCCAAAGTCTCGAGGAGCTTCAGTTCCTGACAAAGAGAGAGCTTGATACACGCTTGTCATTAGTAAGAAATACTCTTGGAAAACTAGAGGATAATCAGCCTCGCCGCCGGACAATGACCCTGCGTTATCCGTACAGAACGTAATGTGCGTAGGTACAGTACGTGACCCGAGGACTGAGAAAAGGCGTGTGGTAATTTCATTGTGCCGATGTGCGGCAACACCTCCATATGACGTAGGAAGAAGTGCAGCGAGCGATTTCAGCGACCACGGCGATCTGCTTCCGATAATTTCATCGATGATTTTCTCAAGGTTATGATCAGCATGGAGTTCTGATGACGTTAACACCAGAGACTTAATATCTGAGAATGTGCTGGAAGTAGATGTAATCTTGTAACCATGATCACTAACCTTTTGTTTTGTCTGAGTACCGAAGTTTGGCGGGTAGCTTCCAGAAGTCGAGACCAAGTCACATAGATTGGAACGCGTCGAAGCGCTGATAGTCGGAAATTTCGAGAGTTGCGTCGTCATGCCGTAATCGAGCGGACAGTAGACTCCGATATTTTCATGCTTTACCGTAGGACCCCAGAATGATCGAAGAATGGTGCAACACTCGAAAGCTGATTTGACACACCTATGATGAGTAGGAATCCTGTGGGCAAGTTCGTAACGTTTTAACACGTTTCGCACCAGTGTGATATTACCAGCAGTGATGTTGCTGATGAAGTTCGGGTTTCCTGTCAGGCCCGTTATGGTTCGGGTCATAGTGAATCTGGATATCATCGCGTCTCGAACGCCAGCTGGGCTATACGAATAAATATCAGACATGATCTGCGGATAGAGTGGACTGGTGGCCGATAGTGTTTGAAGCAGAGCGTCTCCCGAATTCATCGTCGATCCGTTGATTATCTGATAGATCTCTTCGTTTTTGGTCAGTCCAGGCAATGCGGCCTCAACAGCTTCGCGAATGAGTCGAGATTGATCCTTTGGTCTGATAATAGGGATCGCTTTCGGATCGAGAATGAGTTGGGTTAGGTCTGGAGTTTTTGGACTGTACGTTCGGTCAAGTAGCAACTTGAAATCATTCGCCAGTACACGCTCAGTGACTCCTAGTCGTTTGTATGCGGCGACGTCCCAACTTAAGTCATCCACCTCGCCTTTCATGAAGATACGGCCCCAAGACTGGTGAGGCAGACCGCCTAATGATCCAGGTAAGAGTACACTGAATTTGAAAATCTCGGCATTGCGTTTCAATTCGCCGAGTATGTACCATTCGCGTTGATGTACCAGACTATTCCTTCGAAGGGACAACATTTGAGCAATTTTGAAAGATCGCCAAAACAATGCAATTGCCGTTCGTGATACTGTATCTGCACATGAGACAGCCGTCGCATTGATAGCAGAAACTTCCTTAGCCAATGATGGTACGTCAGAATCAGCGACAGACATCGTACGTGAGGAGAATTTCAAGTTGTAAAGAATGTGGACGCCGTTAACGTAGAGATCTTTGCTATAGGTAAGGACCGTTGAAGAATCAATACATTCTTCAGGTTTCACCTCATGATTGAGGAAGAAGCACCTTACTTCCATCACCGCGAGAAGTTTCCGAAGCGCTTCAGGAACTTGACTTTCTGGAAGATCAAACTGGATCGTAAAGATCTGATTGTCCCCTTGTCCTGCCATGATGAAAGATGCATTCATCCCAAAGAATACGATATACATCATACATATTGTGAATATCGTCCACAATTTTTGCTGAATTCCTTCAAAGCCACCGCGTTGACATCCTCTCCAAAGTACCGAACTTTCTGGCCACGAATGAACACTGGTATTAGGTTGAGCTCCAGTAGGAAGAGTATGTTTGTCTGTGAGGATTACAGTGGCAGAAGTGAAGAAATCATGTGCTTGGCTAAACACTCCCGGAAGCCCGAAGATATCTTCGAGAATATTGGCAATTGGGTTGACCGTGTGTTTTCGCATTCTGAGATTCCATCGGGAGAAATCGCACTCCAAGAAAACCGGTTTCTTTCCGTCATGACGCGGTTTAACCATATTGTACATCCGCTTCTTCGTATCGGCGGCCGACATTGTCATGGTCTGTTGCGGCATGTATTTGGACATAAAGTGCTCACCAATATTGTACTCAGTCAGTGTGAAGAACGTTCTCACTTGATAGGGTAGTTTGCAAAAGCAGCGAGCTGCGTTTTTCAACTCACGTTCTTTCTGGGTTAGTTCGACCACCCTTTCGTCTTCCGTGAATTTTCCGTGACGAAGTCGCTCGACCAATTCCCTCGTGCTGAACTTCTTCGTTTGGATGATCTTAGCTAGGAGCCGACGTGTCTCATCCTGAGGTCCTCCGAACCAAAATTTTCCGATCTGGCTTGCACCAGGGGATATGGCCTTGTCGTCGAGAAACTTGAGGTAGTCATCGGAATAGTCAAATTCAATGAACTGTTTGAAGACTATCGCATCGATTTCGTGTAACGGATACGAGTCAAGCGGGAGAGATGTTACTCGGTTGTTCATATGGCGACGGAGTTCACTTCCACGTTGCGGTAAACATTCCATCGGTGGCCACGACTGGTGAGCATTAATATACCCGCTGAGCGTGATATGTTTGAACATTCTGGTTGCCTGACGTATGTGGTACGGACGGTGAGTTCCGAATGGTATCGCCTCTTTCTTCACGGATGCTGCTGATTTCTCAGCGTAGACAATTGGATGACCTGATATTTTTATCAGTCCAAACAATTCGGCAGCATCGTGAATGTTCGTCGTTGTGCGAGCAATGATATCAAGTTCGTCTGTCATTGATGTGCCGCCCAATTTGGCTTCTTTGGCTTTCAACTTGTCAATCGTGCGACTATACGACGAGTAAGGAAGTATGTCGCCTTGTGTGAGAGAATTGAGTCGTGCTTTGAAGACTGATTCTGGGCCTTTTATGAGTTCGTACCCATCGTTATCGTACTTCAGAAGGCAACGCTCTTGCCAATGTAGTAATGTATCAACAAGCATTGGCAGCGCTGCAGTGCCGTTATGAAATCCAATGTGTAACGATGACATGAGATTGTGACGAGCCATCGTTGCATCTTGAATCATTTGCAGTTGCTCATACGTCGCCAGTTTCCACGAGCTGAACTCAGGCGCACGTATCATGATAAAACCGGCTCCGTTCACGATCTTCAATTGCCCCATTTCTCTTCTCTCACACCTGAATCTCCGTGTGTAATCATGACGATAGTTTTCGACAATTCGATCCCACAGTTCAGCTCGTGCGAATGTTTCGGCCATCTTCCCACTAGGGTATTTGGGAACGGTCAACTTTTCTCGTATAATGCTTGCCTCGTCTTGCTTACAAACATCAGTTATCATCTTCATGTAAGTCGACAGCTCAACGTCATACACTTTTCGAGCATACTCGTAGTCAGTACTCAGATCACTTGTTTTACTTGTGGCATGTTTCCATAGTACTGGATAGTCTTTCGGCATGAGAAGTGTAGGCCACACTTTACAATAGTCCAACATACGGAGGAATTGCTTCAGCGGTTTCTCAATACTTGAAAATGATCGAGTAATATCTGCCTTGACGTAGGAGATAACCGTAGATTCGCGAGTGCGAGACGAATACGGATTGTTGAAGACAATAGTCGAGCCTTCAAGGCCGTCCTGCGATAAGTCGAGCAGACGAGATGTGAGTCCATTGGTAATTGGCGACGATAGGCGTTTTTCAGGAGTGAGCAAACGAGAGGACGAATGATGTGCATCATCGTCAATGTTGAGTTCTGCATTAACCTCCAACGCAGACGTCCCGTCTAAGAGGTCGTCCAGCATTTTGGCCAAGAGTACGTGGATAGTCGGATGTTTGGAACGTAGCAAACTAACGCC